GCCGTGAAGTGCAGAACGCTCTAAATGCGCTGGATCCAACTTAGACGAGAGACCTGTGAAGGCCTGCACGTCAAATGGTTCACCAGCACGGAAACGCTCCTGTCGAGCCGCGAGGGGATCTCTCCCCTCTAGCCGAAGAAGGCATTTCTGAAGAGCACCATAACCATCCAATCGATCAGTGCGAAAGATTGGACTTGGGACCCAACACCTTATTTCCATGCGTTGGTACTTACGATTCCATCGCGTTGGCAATGAAACCGGCTCCCAAGGTCTGGTATGGCCAAGGATAGGAGCTTTCTCATGTACTGAAGGAAGTTTCCCCAGTACCTGTTCTACTCGAGAAGAGAGAACATGGGCAGTACGAATATATCCCTTCTTTCTGAAGAGATTAGCCGTACATAGCCATGAAATAGCAGACGATCCTTGCTGCCTGTTCTCAGGTGGACTCATTCCAATATAGAGCGGAGTAACAACTTCGCCCAAGAATGCATCTACCCCGCAAGACTCTCTAAAGCTTCCGCGATAGAAGGTCTTGGCATCATTTACCTTGCAATTGTACTTGCGCAAGGATGAGAGAACAGAAGCCGCGGCATGTGCGGGGACGAGAATATCGTCGCCGTACACGTAGACGTCAGAGGCTACGAGTTCCGCATTCCTCCGACTTACAGGAAGGTTATGTTCTTCCAGCAAAGCCATTACACATATTGTGTAAAAGTACATGGCCTCAACCGGAAAACATAAGGCGCTACCCATAGAAGCAAATTTGCGTAGATGGACTATGCGTCCATCGGGCATCTGTGCCGTCTTCGACCGACAAGCTTCAATAGCATCCCGAAGATCGGGGTTACTATCGAACATTTTCAAAGCCAGTTCGAGGGGAACCCTGTCACTAGCATCTGAAAGATCTATCGTTGCTAATAGACCGTTGGCAGAAGACATCAAAGCTAACCTCTGATTCACTTGTTGATCACGGAAATTAATGTGACCGGCAAATGGACTGTGCGATTCCAAACGATCGTAAAGAACGTCACGGATCGCCTGTTGCGCGTATTGCATGCAACAAGGTTCAATAGCTATGATTCTAGGGCCTTTAAGTGTTTTAGGAACTGGAGTCACCCGTACGGGCTGCTCTAGTTCCTCCGGAATGATCGCAACCATGTTGAGCTCTTTCGGATGATGTACCACTTCTCCACCGAATGGCGGATAAGCAGAATCAACGAAAGGAAAATAAGGCTCAAGGCGGTCATGCCAGCGTTGCCAAACGTATTTCCTGTTTCCAGTAATACGTTCGGCGGTTTGTCCGGGACCATGCCGAGGGACCAACTTGTCCACGCGTATATCGCGTAAGACACGGTTCCAAAGCACAAAAGAGACGAACGAAAATCGTTCGAACTCTTCTCGTGACAACGAAAACATCTCAAAGGACGTTTCATTTTCGACGAAGCTCTCCATGGCCATGTACTCCCTTTTGGGAGTACATGCCAACTCGATCTTCTTAAAAGCGAGACAAACCTGTCTGATGCTTCCAACAAGACGAGCAGTATTACTGGGGGAGCCATTAGCTTTAACATCGTCGATAATCCTTCCTGTCTCCAAGTCAAAAATACGACTGAGCATACCTTGCAAAAATGCAGGAATTGCTCGGTTCTTCCGGAAACTCTGGAAGAACTTTGAGTCGACGAATCCCTGATCTAGACTTCTCTCGAAGTCTTTACAGAAATTCGGTAGGGTAATCGTTAAAAACGAGACACCCTGAGATTTGACTCGGGATCTAATGGTCTTAAGATCCCTGAAGGAGACCTCAGCGGCGCACTCGATGCAAGCATCTTCATAGATAGCCTGCATCACCCTTAGGTAGTCGCTTACGTGGCTTTTCAAGGCGTCTCTCCTTTCGGAGGGGTCGTCTTCCAACCACGTGGCATAACCTCCACAAAAGTGGACAGACTATCACATCTCTATGGCTAAGAAGACTCGCTTTTCACACGAGTTTTCTTGGAGGACGTAGGTTTTGTCGGTTCCGGAATTACCGGTGCAGACATTCCATTCGCCAGGAGCTCTTGAATTAAGAGCGTGAGCGATGAAATGAGAGCTTCCTTAGAAACCTTTCTAAGCGAAGTTTTTATCTTCGTGCTCATAAGTTCTCCTTTCAATACGGATTAGAAGAATCGTAATGGAAGATCACGACTCCCGACCGTAAAGTTTTCCAACCATAGTTGTATCGAGCCAAGTCTTAAATCCCGCGATCATTTGATCGATCTGCGTTGAAGTAAAACCGACTTCTGGTCGGTCTATCTGCAACGAGATAGCCACAGTTTCGTAATCATTGACAGCAGTCAATGGATCCGCAACAACGGCCCGTTGTGAAAAAGTCACAAGACTTTTAATGCGAGACTTTTTGTCCTGCTTAAAAGAAGTGTGCTTGATTTGAAGACTAAAAGTCATGTCGGCAAGCTGATAGAGACTGGCAGTGCCAGCTCCACCAGGTATTTTCGGCATGGTTTTGGCTACAGCGTTTACAGTAATAGTCTGTGGATCGGTTAAAGCCAAGTGGATGACCTCCTATAGAGTTGGAGTTAATCCATGGCAAGGTATTCGATTTTCCAGGTCGAACACTTTTCTATGTGCCACGGGAGATAAATCCTGTGTTAGTTCGGCTTATGCCGATCGCACCCAGGATTGCCCATTGACGCAGAGACAGATTGTTCCACGTCTGATCGAAACCATAAGGGCAGTCTGCAACTTTTCGTACTTTTGATTCGAAGTATCTTCGAAAATTGAAAGTACGATCCCCAGATTGGAAGAAAACATGACAAGTTTTTGTCACGTATCTCCTAGTTTGGGCCATGATGCACAACTGCTTAGACACGATCCCGTCGACTGTAAAATCATCCAGGCGCTCGATATATTTACCGAAGCCTGAAAACCAGTCGACAGTCCATGACCAAGGGGTTATCTTATACAACAGAGTCGGCGAAATACGAACACCATACAATGTCATAAGGCGTTGTAGAGCCCCGATGTAACTATCGTTATAATCGAGGTTCATATCGTATTCCGGGCGGTAGAACTTGAAAAGGCCATTTGCCCAAACCTTGGTTTCAACAACCTCGGTAACGTCAAAATAACCCTTACAAGGAATACCATCAACAACTCGAGTGTCGCACATTCCTTGGATGAAGAAGCCACTAGGCTCTACACCTAAAGAATACCTGCGTCCAATCGGTCGTTGAGTTGTATCTGACTGTAAGACAGCTCTCTTACGTTCCCAAGAGCCATTGGTTCTAACAAGTTCAGAAATGAACTCGTGAGACCTTTGGTAGGCGCTATACATATTCGCCAAGTCTCCAAGGAACGGTACCCATCCAAAATTGTGGTTCAAAAAATGATCTGCTAGATCCGAAGGATCCATCAGAGCACGGAGACTTTCACCCCGATCTCTAGAATGTCTGCGAATTCCAGGCTGAAGAGCGGCAGGTGCATGGATAGTTATCCCTGTACTTACACGTCCCCCACGCAAGGAATCCCAGAATCTAGAGAAACCGGAAGCAGAAGTTTCTAACATCCCCGGCAAATCGCGCAATTCATAAAAGAATTGTGCGGCGCTGGATTTTGAAACACGGGGCTTGAGTTTATCCCAAGCGAGAGTGTCAAAGCCGACTATTGCAGGAGCACTAGTGGAGAGATAGTTGCTGACAGAGTCAGACATCCAATCTCCATCATCACAGAACATTCCATCATATTGCCACCAGCTTCCTGGGGCAAATTGATTGGAACGAACTGTGGTACCACTAAGCTCCCCCGCCCCACTAATACTCGTTTTGAGTAAAGCAAAGGGTCCAACCGATCTATAAGGGGGGCCAGGATTAACCTGGTCCCAACACCTTTGAGACGATATGGATCCCGTGTGGCTCCCGGTCGAGTTCACCTTCTGCGAACTCGTTATCTGGTTATTGGCAAATTGTTTCCAAAAACCCATAAAGGCACCAGCGGGAAGATCACCGAATCTTTCAAAATTCGGATTCTTCTCACGATACCTACCATAAGCGGTATAGGAAACGTCTGTTCTAGCACCTTTCTTTCTACCCCCTCGCCTATGATGGCTTCGGGGGGAATCAGGGCACTTAACAGGCGCTACGAAGGCGTAACCCCATGGAACGTTTCTGTTTCTTCCGAAACGACGATCCACGGGCATGAGTTGTACAACTGCAACCGGACGTTTAATCCGGCGGCCTTTGCACATTACCCAGTCCTTCGGAATCTTGCTCCGCTTACCGAGCAACAGCTTAACATAGCCGGGCTTGTCGGCCATAAGAACCTCCTTAAGGTAATTCGAAGAGTGCCCATCGCTGAGCAACTCTGGTGCCCCCTAG